GAGAAGATTTATTAAAAATGTTACCAGATTTTGAGTTAGTAGGTGAATTTACAGATTCTAATATATTATTACATCGAAAAGAGTATTAAATGAAAGTTAATACGCAAATAACAGATCTACTTAAAGATAAATTAGTATTTGATGTTGGTTGTAATGTTGGTCGGAAAGCACAACAATATATAACTGCCGGAGCACAAGTTATAGGATTTGAACCACAATCAGATTTAGTAGAATTGGTTCGAAACCGATTTAAAATAGTAGTTGAAAATGTGGCTTTATCTTATTCTGTTGGTGATGCTCCGATTTGGCGAGCAACTGAAAATGGAATTACTTCAATGTCTCAAGAATTTATTACTGCTACTATCGCAACTACAAGATTTCCTGAACATTCTTGGAGTAGAGAACCACAATATATTCATACAAATACATTAGATAATATGATTATCAAATATGGTAAACCTTATTACATTAAAATTGATGTAGAAGGTTATGAATTTTCAGTATTACAAGGATTAAAACAACTGATTGATATTATTTCTATAGAATTTACAGCCGAATTAATAAAAAATACATTTACTTGTTTAAATTATTTGGGTTCTGGAAAAGAATATACTCTTGTATATGGTGAAGGTCCGGAATTTGCGTACCCCTGGATGGACTATGATGCTATTGTTGGTATATTAAATTCATTGGATATTAATAAATTAGATTGGGGAGATGTTTATATTAAATCCAAATAGTTATAAATATTAATATGCTGAATAATCCCATTTGGAACTTCAAAACAATAGAGAAAATTACCACTGCATTTGGATATATTTTTAATGATGTTTCCTTTGAAAGGATAAATCCAAATACTGGAGAAGTTCAAACAATTAAAGTACCTATTGACCAAGCAGCCAAGGAGAAGTGGAGTGTAAGAGAACTTGAAGATCCACATGCGGGTGATGAAGAACGTCAAAGACATGTACAAATTATTTTACCACGAATGGCATACGAATTAACACAAATGCATTATGATCCAAAAAGAAAATTATCTTCCATCAATTATCGTGTAGCTCCTTCAGGAAATGGACCATATGCACTTGTACAATTAAATCCTGTACCTCAATTAATGGATTTTTCTTTGTATTTACAGACGCGTACTATAAGTGATCGAAATGCAATTGTAGAACAAGTGATAGCTTTCTTTAGGCCTGATTATGTTGTTCCTATAATTGATATTCCTGAAATGAATATAAAGCGAGATATTGTAGTTACTCTAATGAATTCCACACTTGATGATTCTTATCAAGGAAATTTCCAAGATAAGCGTACTATGGGTTGGCAATTTGATTTTCAAGTACAAGGACATATTTATCAACCTATTAAAATGCGTCCTGTTATTACCGATTCTAAAATTTATATGGATCAAGAGGCACTTGGAGATAATAATGCTAACGTAGATGTTCAAGCGTCTCCAAATACCGGAGAAATTAATGCTACATATGATATTATGGTTAGTGAGAATAATGGATAAATAGTTTATATGCCAACAAAACTCGGACGGCCGCCAAAAAAACCAATATCTACAAGAATTTCAAGTGCAATAAATATCGCACAATCTGAAATTGATGATATATTACCTTTTGAAGAACAGGAACCTCTGGTAGAAGTAATTACCGGAACAGAACAACAACCTACACCCAAAATAACTAAAGATGCAACTGATGATTATGATTTTGCTCGTGGAAATCTTCATAATTTATTAATGAAGGGTAATGATGTACTTAATGGTATTGTTGATCTGGCACAAGAAAGTGATCATCCAAGAACTTATGAAGTAGCTGGTATTCTATTAAAAGTTTTAATAGAAGGAACTGGTGAATTAATGGGATTACAAAAAGATATTCGTGCAGTTCAAAAGGATATAGTTCCACCATCACAATTACCATCTGAATTACCCGATGGACAAAATCCTCAAGTTTATGAAGGTACTACCATGCAAATGTTGGAAATTGTAGAAGAATTGAAGAGAAGAAAATTAGAAAAGAATAAAGCTAAAGAACAGGGAAATTAATATGAATCCAAATACAGCATCATTTCCGAGTAGTATAGTTACCGATAATATTTTAACTGTTCTTAATGATAATGCATTTTCTCCTTTATCAACCAATTTAAATAGTACTTCAGGTATTGCTTATTTTAATACTCCCGGTGTTTTTGAAAATTTACCATGTTTAATTGCTATAGATAACGAAATTATATTAGCAACTGGTACAAGTGGAACTAATGGTTTAACATGTAGTCGTGGCCAAATAGGTACTTCTGCCGGAACTCATGGTTCAGGAGTTCCTGGTTATGGTTATATTTTTGGTTATGTTGCTAATCAATTATCGGCCGAAATAAAAGCTATCGAAACTTCTTTAGGGGTTTCAATGGTAAAAGTTATTTCAAGTGCTGGAACAGCCGGTGGCGATTTATCTGGTACATATCCTAAACCATCAGTGGCTACTGTTGGTGGTGCAACTGCTGCTAATATTGCAACAGCCGCAAGTGAAGCACATGAACAAAATACGGATACAGGAACAGATAATTCAACATTTCAAATAGGTTCCGGTGGACCTAAAATTAAAGATGTTGGAACTGCATTAGAAATTAGAAATGCTGCTGATTCTACATATACAGATTTACATTTACAAAATATTTTAGTATATGGAAATTTAACTGCTGGTACTGCCGGAGCATTAGCGGCTGGTGGAGATTTAACTGGTAAATATCCTAGTCCAACATTAGGTACTTCGGGAGTAACAGCCGCTGGACCTATTGGTGGTAGCACTACAGTTCCTGTCATTACTGTTGATGCAAAAGGCAGAATAACAGCACTTACTAGTGCGGTAATTTCAGGTGCTACTCCAAGTGGTAGTGCGGGTGGAGATTTAACTGGTAATTTTCCAAATCCCACATTAATCGCTACAGGTTCTGCTGGAACATTTGGAGATACCACACATGTTCCTGTTTTTATTACCGATTCTAAAGGACGTGTAACGGCTGTTACAAATACATTAATATCATTTGGTACTGCTGGTGGAGATTTAACAGGTAATTATCCTAGTCCTTCTATTGCATATATTGGGGGTTCTGGTACCGCTGGTGTATCAGCTTCTCAAGCTATTGCAGCAACTAAATTAGCAAACGCGGCAACAAATATAAATACTCCGCTCACATTAATTGAACGTGATATAAATGGTGATTTTTTGGCAAGAAATATTACTGCTAGAATTATTGGTGGAGGAACAAGTGGTTCTTTAAGTTTAGGAACTGGTGCTGGTTCTGCCGGATCTAAAACCTTATCAGGAACAGATATGGCAGGAAATATTTTAGTTACTACTGGATCTAGTCCAGCAACCGCTGCACCAATTGTTACTATGACTTTTGGAATTCCATTAACAAACACACCATCAGCGGTTATATTAGAACCAAGTAATGCTGCCGCGGCCGCTTTAACAACAGCAACTCCATTTATTTCAAGTGCTAGTACTTTCGGATTTATAATTGAATCAAATGCGGTTGCATTAGGTGGAACAACAACTTATAGTTGGTATTATTTAGTTATTGGATAAATGATTTAGAATGTCAACTTATTTAGGAAATCCGGCATTAAAAGACACAAATGTAAAAATCCAATGGACAGACCAACGGATTTCAGAGTTGGAAAAGTGTCAAGAAGATCCTGTATATTTTATTACCAAATATATTCAAGTCGTTACAATCGATGAAGGTGTAACTGATTTTAAATTATGGAAATTTCAAGCCAACTTAATTAAAACTGTACACGAAGAACGATTTACCATAGCAGTTTTCCCTCGTCAATCAGGAAAAGCACTTTCATTAGATACACCAATTCCAACCAAAGATGGTTGGACAACAATGGGCGATTTGAAAATAGGTGATGAAATTTTAGGATCCAATGGAAAAATAACTAAAGTAAAAACGATAACAGAAATTATGGAAAATCATAAATGTTACCGCGTATCTTTTGATAATGGAGATTCTGTAATTGCAGATGAAGATCATTTATGGAAAATAGGATCTTCATTTTGGGAAGATACTGAAAAAATTAAAACAACTAAAAAATTAATTGAAGATTTTAAAAAACAGCAAGCATGTTCAACCAATATTTATATTAATTTACCAGATGCGGTTGAATTTCCAGAAAAAGAATTACCAATAGATCCTTATATTTTAGGTATTTGGTTAGGTGATGGACATTCATCAGATTCTAGATTTACACAATTATATTCTGATATGGAAGAAATTTCAAAACATATTATATCAGAAGGGTATTTTTTAAAAGAAGCACAAGGAAGTAATAAACGAGAAAAATGTTCTACGTGGAATATTATAGGTTTATATTCCAAGTTACGTATCAATAATTTAATTCATAATAAACATATTCCTAAAAAATATTTAAGATCTTCTATCAATCAAAGATTAGCATTAATTCAAGGATTAATGGATACAGATGGTACTTGTGATAAAAGAGGTATTTGTTTATTTTCACAAAAGAAAAAAGAAATTATCGATTCATTCAGAGAAATACTTTCTTCTTTAGGAATTAAAAGTCGTGTTAGAAGCAGAATTATAAAAGGACAAATTTATTATTCTGTAATTTTTAAAACACATAAATTTAATTGTTTTAGACTCACAAGAAAATTAAAAAGACAAAATATTCAAATTGGAAAAGAAAGAAAAAATACTAATGTTCTTTATATTAAAAATATTGAAGAAGTAAATAGTGTTCCAGTAAAATGTATTCAAGTTGAAAATGAAGATCATATGTTTTTGTGTGGTACTACAATGATTCCCACACACAATTCAACAACCTTAGTTGCATATTTCTTACATTACATTTTATTTAACAAACATAAAAAAATTGGAATTCTTGCTAATAAAAGAGAAACCGCAATTGAATTGTTAGCCAAAGTGCAACTGGCTTTTGAATTATTACCAATGTGGCTCCAACAAGGTGTTAAGGTTTGGAATAAAACAAGAATTGAATTGGAAAATGGTTGTGTTATTTCCGCACACTCAACATCAAGTGCTTCTATTCGTGGTCAAACATTTAATATTATTTTTCTTGATGAATTTGCACACATTGATAATAAATTAGCAGATAAATTTTGGACATCCACATATCCGGTAATTTCACAAGGAAAAACATCTAAACTTATTATTGTTTCTACTCCAAATGGTATAAATTTATTTTATGAATTATGGACTAAAGCTAATTTATCACATGATAATCCAGATTGGAATCAATTTCATGCTCTTGAAGTATTAAATACGGAAGTTCCTGGTAGAGAAAATCCGGAATGGGCAGAAAAAACAATTTCTATAATTGGTGAAAGCCGTTATGCACAAGAATATTTATGTGAATTTCTCGGTTCTGGACATACTTTAATTGCTGGCAAATTCTTAAAACAAATGATTATTTTACCTCCAAAACACTCACAAAATCATTTTGATGTATGGAAAGATCCTTCGGCTACCCAAGATGAACCACATATGTATGTGATTGCAATTGATACTGCAAAAGGAAAACAATTAGATTATTCGGCTCTTACTGTCATTGATGTAACAGATGCTCCATATGAAGTAGTAGCAAAATATCGAAGTAATACGGTTCCTCCTGTATTATTTGCCGATGAAATTGTGCCTATTGCCCAAAGATATAATAATGCATTTATTATTATAGAAATGGACGGTCCCGGATATCAAGTAGCTGATGATTTACATCATATACATGAATATCCAAATATTTTATATGTTGCAACAAAAGGAAGATCAGGACAAATATTAGCAACTGGATTTGGTAATACTGGTAAAAATGTTCAACGTGGTGTAAAAATGAGTACACCCGTTAGAAGAACTGGTTGTGCGAATTTAAAAACTTTGATTGAAACTCGTAAATTGATATTTTACGATCAAGATATTAAAGATGAATTAGCATCTTTTGTTTTAAAGGGCGACAAATACCAGGCAGATGAAAATAAACATGACGATTTGGTAATGACACTTGTTACTTTTTCATGGTTAACAACACAAAAACATTTTAGGGATTTAGTAGATGCAAAACTCCGTGAAAGTTTGCAAGATGATTATGCTCCAAATTTTGATCAAGATTTAACTCCATATGGATGGGTTAATAATGGTTTAGAAGAAGAGGAAGTGGTATTAACTCAACAATGTATTTGGAAAGGTGCCCAAAGTGCTGTTTGGGAAGAATTTGCCGAAAGAGAGCGCCGAAAAGCTACTATCGATATTGATGCAATGAAACGGTTACATGAAAATGGATGGGCTTGAAAATTAGAAAAGGATAAATATTTGTTGAAGTTATAATTCTTAAACGAATAAAGAAATTATAGTAAACAAAGGAGATTAATATGATTACTCAACAAAGCCCTGGTGTTCTTATTACTGAAATTGCTGCTAACACCACTGTTGTTGGAACTTCTACAACAGGTGCAATACTTGCTGGACCTTTTACATGGGGCCCTGCAAATGTCAGAACACCTGTAGATAGCGTAGATACTTATAAATCCATATTTTGGGAACCAGATAATGATACTGCTAACACATGGTTTACAGGATCAACTTTTCTTGCATATGGAAATAATTTAAATGTTATTAGAGTACTGCCAAAATTGGCAAGAAATGCCGCAGTAGTATTTGATGGAATTTCAGATGTAGAAATTGGTGCAAGTTATGGATATTTTCATACACCAACTATTGCAACTGCCACTTCTTCAGGAGCATCATTTACTGCCGAAATTGCAAAT